CGTAGCCGGTTTTCCCTGCCTCGTCACCGTCGTACAAAACGATAAGGTCCTGATTCGTACCATTTAAGGCCGTGGATAGGATTTCGTCTATGGCGTTGGCCGACCCGTCAAACAACCCCGACAGCGAGTACGTTGCGTCAACTGTGCTGGGTATGAATGTCTTGCTGCTATTTAAAAACGTAGTTGTTTCAGATACGCCGTTAGATGTTTGCGGCTGGCTTGCCTCGTTGAGATATTCCGAGACAGCGTAACCGCTTAAATAAACCACCGTGTCCTTGCCATGTCTAGCCATTGTTTTCCTCTAATAGTATGAAGTCCCCGTCGCATTCCAGGCAGTGGAAACTTTTGTAGTTATTGCCCAGGGTCGTTGTATCTAGCTTGTCGCTGTGCAGGCAAACACCGCTGGCCGCTTCTGCAAGTTTAGAAATCGCCCGCGTAATGCTCTCCTGGGCGTTCATCAAATCCTTGACGGCGCTTTCAATTCTACTTGTCGAGCCGAAGTCTGAACCTGGTTGTAATTTGTCTATAGTTTTCACTTAGCCTACTGTTCGTATTATCGAGGTTAATGCTTACCAATTCCCAACCGTCTGCCACGCTCAGGTTTGCCCAATTCAAAAGCTCCACTATCCGGTCATAAATTCGGTTGGCTTCGTCGTCTTGCTTTTGCTCGCTCCATATGTTGAGGGTCACCGTTATGATGCGCCCGTTGCTACCTGTGCCCGCGAAGGTGTCGTCAATGCTTTCGGTGGTGCTGGCAATATCCACGTAGGGAAAGCCCATGTTATCGGGTGCCGTCTGGTAGACGTCTGCCATGGCTGTCAACGTGGCGTCGTCGGCTAGAGCTGAATACACCGCATTGCGGGATGGCAGTACAGCGGACCCGGCCACTTATAACCCCTTTTTCGCTAGGGCTTTGATGATCATTTTGTTATAGCGTCCCTTTTTTAGTTTCTGGGCCACGATCTCAAAAGCAGGGAAAAGATAGGGCCTTGCCTTCGTGCCCTCCTTGCCAATCTTGACCTGGACCGACCGAGCAATAGCCCCGGCTGATTCGTTGGATACTCCGAGCTTTCGCCTGGCCCACTTCTCAAGTTGCCCGATGGGTGCTAAATGTGGAGGGCTTCCAAACTCTATGCCATAGGCATATGGCAGATTGGACCCAACCTCAGCAAACACCGGGCCGACAAAGTTTGATCCTTCTATGAGTGAGGAGCCTTTGCCTACATTCAACGACTGAGCGAGCTTGCCAGTGTCCTGAATTGGGTACTTATGAGGTCCTGCCATTATGTTTGTCTGTGCGAGTTTTATCAGCTCAAAGGCTGCCAGGTTGATGATGTCGGCGGCCTGCTTGGGTGCAACGCTTAGAAGTTTCTTAAACTTTTTATTCGCCTTGGTTATGTCTATAGTAACCCCGGTATCCATTAGCATCCCCACGTGAATTCTTTGGTGCATCGGCACCGCTTGCAACGAGTGATAGGTTTATAAATATCCTCGTGAAATAACTTTAACACGCCTCTCTCCCATTCGTGGCCGCTCACCCATTTACACCATAAGTAGGTAAAGGCTCCGGTCATTCTACCGGCTCTTCTTTAACCATTATCTCAAGCCACTGGTCTCCCTCGTCTGGGATATGTCGCTGGCCTGTAACATAAAAAAACCGCTCGACGCTTCGCAATGTTGCCTTCGCTCTAGTTTTGCCCGTGTTGATATCGTCCCTATTCCTCACAAAGATTCTATGGGTCGCCGTTGCTATATCCGCGTCGGCTTGGAACTTCTCGTCAGAACTCACCGGCTCAATCTTGCACCAAACCGTGGGGGTGGTTCCGATGTCTTCCCAGTCTTCGGCTTGCTTCCACCCGCTAGAGTCCGCTGTTTGGGCGTTCTCCTGAAACGTGCAACGGTGACGCATTTCCGAGAATGTCATATGGTCATAACCCTAATGGATGCGACAATATTCTTGGCCGGTTTCGCCGCTGGTATAGTTGCGAAACGCACATCGTCACCGGCACGGTTGTCGTACATCGCAGCGACTAGGGTGAGCGTTGCCGTCTGGACCATAGTTTTATAAAACACGTCCACATCTCCAATGGCGTCACCCCATCCAGCCGTAAATTCTACCACCATCGCGTTGATGGACCTCATGTCGGTAGGCCAAAGTCCATTTAAAGCGAGAAACAACCCGCCTGGCTGTTTAGACGTATCGAGGGCGTAGTTACTCGCCGCTAGAGTTTGCTCCGTTCCATCGCTCTCGTAGTATTTGACACTCGTAACGCTTGCCAGTGGTGACCGTGGAAGCTCTAAGTAAGAACCTCTCACGTCAGACTCGTCAAGCGAAAGCTGCCAAGTCGAAGTCAAAAAGGCTCGGTTGGTATATTGCTCAAGGTAAGCCGTGGCCGATGCCACATAGCGGTCAATCAAGTCGTCGTCGTCGCTTATATCTACCTTTAAATAATCTTTTGCTTGGGCGGTAGTAACAAGCGCATTAGTGGCGCCGCTAACTAAGCTTAGGGATTTCATACTTCTTACCCTTGTTGTGTTGGCTGAAGGTTTGCATCTTGTTCTCTGGAGCCCCGCCTAACGATTTCTGTACCAAGACGGAAACCGCTGGCGGGTCCAGATTTAACAACTTGATCGCTAGGTCATCATCTAATGCGTAGACGCTTTCCGGATAGTATCTTTTTTCGCCTATGATGCACTCAACTAAAAACCTAACTTTCATACGTTCTCCCTATGCGGCGCTTTTGCATTGGACAATGACAAATGCGGCCGAATCGGCAACGAGGAAACCGGTCCTCCTATGGGCCACGAAATTTACGATACCGTCTTTCGAGGAGGTATAGTCATCTCGCAGCACACTCATGCCAAGTCTGTCATAAACGACGCCGCCCTTGAAGTCACCGATGACCGCTACCTTTGCGTCTCCGGCCTCGTCGGCTAGTGAGTCGCAAACAGCAATCGGTCGGCCCAATAAATTGGGTGGATCGGATGCAGCAAGACCGGGCTGCCACAAGTAGTCGCCGCTCTCTGATGCCTTCAGAGTTCGCACAGCCCCCAGCGTTGACATATTCATTGCCCAAGTCGAATTGGCTGCATAGCCACCTTTCAAACTATGGTACGAATCAATCAGCGCTCCCTCGTCAATCTTTGACGCGGTGGCTGTAGCTTGCACAACAGGAACCGCCGAGTCCACGATAATACCCTCGGGCTGGCCGCTTCCTGTACCCAAGAGTATCGCCGTCGATTCGGTCAAAGCGAAGGCGGTTGCAAAATCGTCGATCAAAAGAGATTCGACGTCAAAATAAGCGTCCTCTAAAAGCTCAACCGTTACCGGTGTAAGCGCCGAGATTTTCAGGGCTGGGATGCTTTTGGTTGCGTATGTAGATTGGGTCGCCGAAGTCTCGGCCCCTTCTCCGATCCAGTTTGCCGCAAGGTTCACCGTACGGGCTGGGAAATCGATCTGCTTAGACATGCCCCCCAGGATTCTACAGAGTTGCCTAACGGGGTTCTTGTCCTCCAGAACTTTCAGGAGGTCCGCAATAAACTCGTCAGGGGCCATAGCGCCACCTTCCGACTCAGAACCTTCTGTCATGGTCTTGAGTTCTTCAGGGTTCATTCCTAGCTTGCCGCGTCTTAGGAAAGAGTCGAAAGCTTTGCGCCGTTTCTCTCTCTTCTCGTCGCTTTGATTCTCAGCCGGTCCGTAGCTCGGGCGGTTCATTTTCGTCTGAAGGTCAGCTAACGCAGCTTCTTGCTTGTTCATTGACTCCGTAACCTTGGCCATTCTCTCGTCAAGCTCGTCCTTGGTCAGGCTTCGGTCTTCTTGCTCTTTAAATTTTTGTTCGTTGTATTCTTTCAACGCATGAAAGTCTTTGTTAAGACTCTCGAAGTGTTGGTTTAATTCAGACATTTTTTTTCTCCAGTGTTTCGAATGACGGCATACCTGTGCCCTCATCGTTGCGGTTGTTCCGCGTGGCGTTAGTTCTTGCTCAACGTCCGGGCTAGTTCTTAGCTCGTCCTGACATGGAGCCCCTGATTGTCTGCCTTAGTTGTTCGATGGAGTGTGTTAACGGGTCCACGGCTTCTTGATCGGGTCCGACATTAGACGGCGCACTTGGCAAGGTTCCACTGGAAGAGTTGCCGCGTGTGCTGTCATTACGCAGAATGACCTTTAATTCGCTAAGGGCTTTGTTGGCCACCTCTATGCACTCAGGAGGTAGCTGGTTAGAGTTGCCCTGAACTGACCTGATGGAATTCAGGAGGTCTTCAAGGGCTGTTTTAAAACTTTGTTTTACTGCTGTAATTCCTGCCGATTCGTTCATAGGGAACGAGACAGGGCTGTATTCGTACAGCTTAATTTCTGAAATAATACGGTGTCCGGTTTCCTCGTCTATCTCGTCTTGCTTCGTCTCGTAGCCGATGGACAAACCTTTGAGCGCACCTTGTGCCATTAGGGCCCTGGCTTCTCTTGCTTGCTGTACCTCCATGCACAGTTGTCCTTTAACAAACAAACCCTTGTCGTCTTCATAGGCTTCTAGGCCCGCGCCTATCGGCTTGGTTGGGTCGTGCTGCCACAAGATAACGTGGTTCTGGTTGTGGGATAGGGTGCGAGCAAAAGCCCCCTTGCGGATAATATCGCCACCGAGGTCGAGGTCATAGGTGGATGCATAGCCCTCGAATACGCCGCTTTCCTCTACGCTCTTGAGCTTCATTTTGAAAGACTTGGTTTTTCTTAGCATTCTATTCCTCTTCCATGGGTACGTAAAACATCGCACATCTACAGTTAATTATATTGCCGGGCGAAGCTCCCAGGTTCCAATCACCGGGAAACATTAGTTGATCGTATCCATCGAACTGACCCTTGCCTGGATTCTTGCCAGGGCGTTTCACCACGAACGGCGTATCCATGTCCTGAGTTTCGGTGATGCCCTCCCGGTGCCATTTGCGGGCTCGGCTGTCGGGGGTGCCAAACCATTGACGCTTTAAGGGTAGAGCTGTCGCCTTCGCAGCGAAGTATCCACTAGCACTTGACGCCGTAGTGGTTTCGGTCCTGGCTATTCTCTCCGATCTGGTTTGATAGTAAGGGTGACCCGCCTTGTCTCCTATGTCCCTTTTGATCGCTTGGGCTATGTCAAACCAACTCATTCCCCCTTCGAGGTAGTTCTTTATCTGTTTCTTTATGAAGTCCCTAGTGGTCTGGGAAAGGTCCTTGAACTTCTTGTCAAAACTTGCGTCCAAGTATTGGGTAAGCTGTCGCTCCCACTGTTCCATTTCTTCTTTGGTTTCGTGCCTTAGATCCAGCTCAATCGGGCTTGCGCTAGACTTGATTTGTTCGACGGTCTCCCGCGCAAAGTCTTCTCCTACGCCAAGATAGACGGCTGTCATGGTCTCAAGCCATGGCTGACGTTGTTGTTCGCTCGCAATGTCCAATAGTACCACAAGCTCCTCTTGAGCTGTAGCCGTCTCCAGTATGTCGGTGATGTCCCGAATCTCTTCTTTAAGGCGCTTCTCAAATACAGGCCGGGCAACCTTTACCGCTTCATCTCTTCGCTGCTCTTGGCCTTTCCATAGCATCACCTTGCTCTCATACTCGAGGGCTTTGGTCTTCTCTCGCTCAATCAATGCGAGCTGACTGTCTGCCTCTTCTCTCGTTTCATGCCGACCCAAAACCTCAGACTCGTCATCGGTCAATACGCACCACACCTGCTCACCTAAAGGCCGGTCCGGGTCTTGCTCGTCGGGGCTGCACCTTCGCACCGTCTTGGTGTCTCCCTTGAGCTGTAGCGTAGGGGACGAGGTTGCCAGGCCGAAGGACGGCATAGGCTCCTCAAGAGAGTCGCCGCCCTCAACGGCTGCATAGCCGAGCAAGGCGCGGGCTTCGTTCTTAGTAAGGACGCCGCTTTCCACCGCGTTCATGGTGCGGGTCCATATCTCTGAGCGGTCTTCCTGCAAGGCGTCAACCTCGTCCCTGTTGACTGTTAGAGAATAACGGTCATCTATTCGCGGCATCAGCCACATATTAAGCTCTTGCTCGAAGATGGTAGAAATAGGTAGTACCGTCTCCATGTAGAAACTTTTCCGAGCCTCGGAATAGCTCGCATAGGATCTATTTTGGCTGTCGCCGATTATCTCCGGGGGAACTCCAAGGCTGATAGCAATCTCTTTTCCTGTTAGCCGAATGCCCTCGCTCCAGTCCATTTGCTCAGGTGATTGGCTGATGACGTGGGGCTTGATACCGCCCTCGAACACCTTGGGCTTGGCCGCGTTGCTCGATCCAGAGTAGCGGTCCTCGAACTCTTTCTTTATTCGTTGCCGCTGTTGGTCTGTCAACTCGCCGTCTGTAGTTAAGGCAAACGTGACCTTTGCGTTGTTTTTCAGTAGGTTGTAATTCCATTTTCTGGCCTCGTTGTTGCTGTCGATGCTTCGACTTGCGGGCTCTAGCGGGCTCATTCCATAGTGGTCGCTGGTAGCGCTGAAGTTTTTAATGTGCAGTATGGTTTCATAGGCCAAGCGCTTTACCTTAGACCCAACCTTGTACTCGTATCCGGAAAGATAGCCGTCGCGGTCAACTCTGACTTTCATCCTGTCGGGCCTTAGTAGCCAAAGCTCTTGGGGTGCGCCGTTGTCAGGGCCTACCGCCTCGATGTATACGTTTCCGCTGATGAGGTAATAGCTAACTGCGGCTTCCAAGAAGGTCGCGCCCGACTGCTCTGGGTTTGGTCGGCTGAAGATGTTGACGACTGGGTTCGCCACGTCAGACACCTGGACAGAAGCACCGTCCTTTGTTCTCTCCGTAACTATCCAAGGCAAGCCAGCAACGCTTCGAGCAATCTCGCAGATACTTGCGTAGAGGTACGGGTTGCTTTCGTACCCTTCTTTCGCAAAGTTGTTGTAGTCCTTGGGAGTCCATACGGCGCTTTCACCTTCGACCACGATGACGGAGCCGGTACCAGTAGCGTGCGTTTTTTGCCCCAGTCCTAGATTCCTAAATAGATCAGTGAAAGACATTTAATGGGTTCCGATCTTGTGCGTTGTCCTGATTTCAAAGTGGCTCAGTTTGCCATTCTGAAAGCTGACCGTCAAAGAGCCGTACTTTCTTTGTTGCGAGATTCTGATAAGCTCGGCCATGACCTCGGCCAGTTGCGGAAACTTCTCAAGGATTTCTATGGTGATAATATAATCATCTTGATCAAGCATCTTGTTCCGAGAGTATCAAAGACTCGTTGATGGTTAAAGGCTCCACACATTGGCTAAAGGCTTCTTGTCAAGTACCAATGAAGTGACCCCCCAAACCAGCGCATCGCATGCGTCTGGTGATGCTTCTCCGGCATACCCTTCCGGTGTAAACAAAACAACCTGGTCCTCCAAGCTTGGAAACTGTCCTACCATATGGATGCGCCCTTGCTCAAACAAACTCCCAACCGGCTCGAACCGGACATGCTTGCCCCGGCTCGCGGTCACGCTTTGGTAGCTGATGTTCTTATCGACCGCCCGCAAGCAAGCCTCTATCAATGCGCCGCCGTTGTTAATCTCTCCGATGCACCTGTCAGCTTTCCATTTACCCATGGCCTCAACTACTCGCCGTGTCCATCCTTCCGGGCTCATCTTGCACGTTCGGTCGTCAAGGATATAAACATGGTCGTCAACTCCCAGGCCACACACAACGATCCCGGTTGAATCGGAATCTTGACCACTCGAAACGGCTGGGTCAACGGCCACGAGCACCCGCACCATCTCCGGCACCCGGTCGGTGGTGACTCTGTGCTTGTCAATCATGTCGTGGTTTACTATGGCGCCGTCTGTGCTTTCCAAGACTCGCGCATAAATCTCTTGCTCAGCTAACCGGCTGCCCGCATACCGAGCAAGGATAGAATCAAAGAACGCTGGGGCTAAGTTGGCACGGTTCTCAAAGCTCGTTCCTGTTATCACGTTCACATCGTCGCGTGCAATCAAGCCCTTGATTAGCTTGGTAGGGCGTGGGGTCGTGGTTATAATCCCCCTTGGGTTGGAGCCCAACCGTAAGCCAAACATCAGTTGGTCAAACGACTCTGGATAGCGCCACGCGGCCAGCTCGTCAGACCAACACCAATCAGCCTGAAGCCCTCGGTAAAGGTCCGGGTTCTCTGAGCTGACAAGTACCGCCCTGGCTCCGTTGGGCCACGTCAAGCGTCTCTTGCTCGGCTCATACGTTGGGAAGAACCACGGTGGGCTGATGCTCAGGATTCCGCTTTCCCCCTCTATGCAGATGTCTCGCAGGCTTCCCGCCGTGGTGCTTGAGATAACGACGTGCTTGGCTTGGCCACTCTCGACCATGTACCTCGTGGCCTCGGCGCCCACCCGCGTCTTGCCGTACCCACGGCCACAGCACCACAATGCCAGACGCCAATCCCCTTTGGGGAGCAACTGGTTAGGCCGAGCCCATACGCGCCACAGGTATTTGATTGTCAGACGTTGGCGCTCGCTTAGAATGTCGAGGGCTTTGGGGCCGTCACGCTGGAACAGCTCTTGAATAGGAGAAAGGTTTTCAGTTGACCGGCTCAGAGGTTTCATCCTTTAGGCTGACAAGAACAAGGTCAGACTCTTGCTCCAAGGCGGTGTCAAGGTTGAGTAGGGTCTCAGTTAGCTTATCGAGCTTCTCTACTACTGGATCCGCCGCCGCCTTTCTGAACCCCACCACAAACCCGGTAGCGTGTCCAAGAATGAACGAAGACAGGCAGACGGTAAAGGTTACAAGGGACCAAACGAGTATCATGGCTTTGCCTCACGAAGTATCTTGACAGACACCACACACCCCTTGGGTATGCTCATCGCTTCGCCTCCGTCATCACCACACAGCGACTGGACTACCTGTATTTCTCTATCGGTGTCTTTGGTCATGAAGCCGACGGTAACACATTCGATTATAGTATGGTCTGCTATCTCTTCCATGGTCAGCCAGTTGTTCTCACTGGCACAAGCGTCCAGCCAGCTAACCTCCACGATCTTAAAGCCGTCCACTCTACTTCACCTCCACCCTTAGAACAGGCTCATCTTTCACCGCCTCAACGTGTATGATGGGCGCCCCTATGCTAGGCACCGGATAAGCTGCATCACTCGCGTATTGCTCAGAGCCCACCCACGCCCCTGTGATAATAAAGAGCTGTCTCAACGGTCTAGGCGGCCACCTGCTAATCGTTGTTTCCACGTGAGTGGATGTATGGTGTACGTGCCCCATCAGGTAACAATGGCAGTCAGCCTTTAACAGCTTGAGGTCGCTCACTCGGTTTACTTTTCCGCCGTGCTTACGGCCCCCGCCTGTACCATGATGGCACAACAGCTCTACACTTGTGCGGTAGTATTTATCCTTGCGCTTATTGAACTGGTAACGGATGACGCTCGCCTGTTTCCTGTACACCTTTGGGATGCCGAGCAATGCAGTGAGCTGTGCGGTGACGTCTAGGCCGTCGCCTCTGTCGGCTGAGCGCCGCTCATGGTTGCCAGGTATCACCAAGTCAATGCGGTCGGCTATGGGCCCAAGCACATCAACAAGACGGTCAAGCTCTTGCTGGGGTGTCGTTGCCCCATAGCTAAACGATACGCTTGAGCGTGTTGCGTTGTCCATGAGATCGCCCATCAACAGCACGCGGTGCGACTGGTCTTGTGCTGCTATGAAGCTGACGCGCTCTTTGAATCGTCTGTCAGCGTGTGCGTGTGCGCCTATGTGAACGTCTGAGAGTGGGTAGATGGTGAACTGCTTGAACGGTATCTGCTTTTCTATTGTAAGAAAGGGCTGTTCCAAGGTCCCGATAATGTAACCCCCAGATCAAGGTTTGGCTTTGCCTCGGATAGTTTAGCAGACTCATGGGGCTAGATGAAACGACGAGCGCTCTCGTTGGGGTTACGTTAACGCTCGCCGGTTCCCTACTGAATGAACGACGGCTTGACCCATACTAGACAGCGCGGCATTAGTCAACAGGGTCGGCGCTCCGGGTTTGGTGTCCTAGCCGGACCGCAGCGGGTCACTTGTATCGGTCAGGGTCTTGCTCGTCGGTCTCGTTGAGTAGCTCAGCGTCTGGCTCGTTCTCCTGGCCAGGCTCGATCACCTTCACGGCGTTGGGGTCTAGCTCGATCAGGATCCGCTGCTCAGCTTGCCGGGCATCTTCACGCAACGATGCAAACGGATGGTCAGCGTCTTCGCCGATCAGGTGCCGGTCGGTCTGGCTTAGGAACTCTTTCTGCTTGCCTAGCCAGATCTGCATGGCCACATTCCCCCGCCGAGCGTTAGCCCATTGAAGATTCCTGAGAGAGGTTTTGCCTAATTCCTTACCCCTTTGTACCGCCCTGCGAAACTCAGGCTCTCTCTGATGCCGACGGTACGCTGTAGATGGATCACACTTATGGGCCGCAGCAATCTCTTCCAAGGTGCAACCCTTAGCCGCCAACAGCTCAACCAGCTCCAAGTCAAACAGTACTGGAGGGCGTCCGCCTTTGTTCTTTGGTTCATTGTCAACCGTGTCAGTCATCATCATCTACCTTA